GATGTACTTGAAATTGACTTGTGGTGGTGTTTGGGATAAGTTAGTGTTAAACCCCTCTATGAAGCGGAACTTGTCGTACCTTACATTCGATGTTATCACCTGAGGTATGAAACTAACCCTTTCTTTAGATGCGATATGTTGAAAAGAGAATAGATAATAAGGGTTAGCAAGTGTCTTATTCATAGACACTGTCGCTATGGGATTGTTAGTCTGATTTTTCCTTATTATCAACATTCTCGCTTATTATATAATGTGCGTCTAATTTATCGTCTATTAAAACAAAAAGTATTTCCATTTTACGCTCCTACGGTGTGTAAAATGAAACCAGGCATATTACCTGTTATGGTTGTGGAAGTTGATTGTGTTGTATTCAAAGTTGATGAAAAAGGGTTGTCGAAGGTTGTTGTTCCTGTAAAAGCCTTAAAGTTAGCAGCACTATTGTTATATCTGAATGGGGTTGATGTATATATGTTTGTGGTCAAAGATTGAATTGAACCATATATCGTATTTATACCTACTAACCCCGATAGGTTTCCAACACCACCTCTCCAAGTAGGCTGAACACCACCATTACTAATCTTATACACTAACCAATAAACCCCCGCACCATAACCACTCATAGATATATTTGATGGAAAAACATAAGTTTTTTGTCCCGTAGTTGTTGTATCTGCTGTTATACCAGAAATGATTGGTGTGTGTGGATATAAACCAAAAGGGTTTATCATCTGTGTTGTGTATAATGCTAATTCGATAGTATCACTTGTTGATGTTGCTGTTGTGGTGAATAATGTTAGAGCAGAATAAGAATAATTACCATTATCATAGAAAGGGGATGCGAGAATTATATTCTGCATACCCGCACCAAATTGTCCTATGTTTGTTGCTGTAAAGCCAGGCCCATAATATTGTCCTTTCAGAGAAACTAATGACGGAATGTTATGACTTTCCAACTGACCTTCGGCTATCATTAAACCTGTATTGTTTCCAAGACCATCCTGAACGGCTTGTAAGTTTTGAGTTATACCTGTTGAACTATCTGCTAATTTTAGTAGTCCCTGATAACTATTTTTGATTTGATTACCTGTAAGAGCACTCATATTTCTTTAATTATAATTTTTTGTTTAGGCTGTTTCCCAATTTACATTCACATCTTCCCAATTCACATTATAAGTGTTCCATAATAGTGGAACAGGAGTTGCGCTTGGTGTTGGGGTTATACTCGGAGTATTGCTTGGAGTAATAACAGGAACATTTGAACTTTCATTTATACCATCCATCTGTTGCTCTCTTGGAACAAGGTCTCTTCTGATATATCTCGATTTTTTTGTATCCCATGCATCCAAAGGGTTCGTATTCATAGGGACTATTCTTTCCCCTTGAAACTTAGCTGGTGAAAAATACTTCTGTATTTTACCAGGAACACCCCATACTCTATTGTTCTGACCTTTCTTCATAAATATTTTGGCTAAAGAAGGGGAGCTATGCCCCCCTTCCTATAATTTAACACGCGCAAGTGTCTAAAGTAAGACCGACAAGTGTTGCACTAAGTGAATTAGCCAACTCTCTTGCAGGGTCTTTTTCAAGACCTTGTAGCGTTATCGAATAACCGTTTCTGTCTCCAAAGGTTGTACCACTTTCTCCAGTACCAGCCGATAGGAACATTCCGAAATCCTCTCCTAAGTAGAAGATACTTCCATCGTTTGTTTCAACAAAGACTTTCAAGTCCGTATTCTGAGCAAGTAATCTAATTTGATTTCTCTTAGCTTGTGATAGCTTAAAGAAGACCAAAGTTAAGTCCTGCTGATAGAAAACCGTTCCATTCTCCAATGAAGGAGTGATAGTCTCGATGAAATTAGATGTGTTTTTCTCTACTTGAAATGTATATACTGTGCCTCCTGTTGCTCCGACTGTTAAGATTTCACCGTCGCCGTTAACTGTTGTACCAGTTACGCATCCAGCAACGATATACGCTGCCTTGATTCCACCAACGTTATCTCTACAACTTTTACAAATTGAGGAAGACACCAAACATGAAGAAAAACTCATAATTTTATGTTTTTATTTGACTTTGTAGTTTATTATGCTAATCCATTTTGAATAACGAACTGAGGCCATGCTATCTGCACGCCAACCTTAAAGTTGCTTCTCAGCCTAACTTCGTCGAAATCAACGGAATAAAACATTTTTAGAGTTTCAGAATCCGATAACAAATCAACTCCTAAAACCATATAACCCGCAGGAGCGAGAACAAGTTTATTTGAGCCATTCAATCCGCCAACTGGATGAACCAAAATGTTGGTTGCTGGGTGGAAAGTCTTGAAATCTTCGTATGAAGTCTCTGGTGAGTAATGGTAATAATTGGAAGTTCTATAATTGATGAGGTACTTACGGTAGTTCGCATGAGACATGAAAACAACCCAGTCAGTTCTATTTACCACATCATCAGGGATAGCTTCAACAAGTAAGTCAACCTGAGCTAAGCCGTTAGATGAAGTGATTGCTGATGTACCTGATACAGTAATTACACTACCAGTCAAGTTATCTACAAGCTCAATAAAGCCTGAGAAACATGTTGTAGCAGATGATGCATTCCAGATTTCATTTTCAATCCATTGAGAAATCTGTTGCGTTTTTAAGATAGAAATCTGCTCTTCGAACGGAACGGTTTCCGGGGTGGAACCAGGAGTTAATAGTTGACCCAACCAGTAATCGTTCAAGTCAGCAGGACATAACGCCTCATTAACCTTATACTGGCAGACAGTGATGTCTCTTTGAGTATAAGTTGTTTGTCCTGAACTTTGCCAGCCACACGAACCAGGTTGTACTTCAAGCGTACTATCTAATAGATTAATTGCTTGAGACCCCTTGATTCCTGGCTGAACCTTAATAATCTTTGCCGTTTCTCCTTCAAGGATTGCGCGTCTAATCAACTCGCCGCCAACTTCATCTGTGTACGTTGCCAACGATGAGAGGTTAAAGCCGAAGTCGTATTTTTTTGGTGTTGCCATAGTTTTTAATTTTACTTTGGTATTTTATTGTTTTTATTTTTTGTGAGTTTTTAGTCTCAACTGTCTCAACTGCTCAAACATTTCCATCTTGGAAGCATTCAAGTCAGCTCCGACATTTTTAGGTTGATTGATAGGTTCTCCAGCAGGTTCCTTAGAAAACTTAGCCACTTTTGACTTCATGTCTTCTTGGTCTTTTACCATACCTTCGAGTTTAGCCATGATGGCATCAATCTTACCCATCATAGTTTTCTTAAAATCTTCATCGATTATATCATTACCTTCTGAAAGGTCAGGTATCATACCCATCATGCTTTCTTCAGCCTCAGCTTCAGCAGCAGGTAATTCAACATTCTCTCTTTCAGTAATTTTACCATCTTTAGTGATAACTTTGATTAAAACCTCTTTTCCTTCACTATCTTTGAGAGTGATTTCGTGTTCTCCATCTGGGGCCTTAGCCTCTTTTCCGTCAGATGATACTACGAATACATCTTCACCAACATCGAAAGTAGGAGATTTAACCACAGTACCATCTTTAAGCATAGCTTCGACGAACTTTTGGTCTTTCTTTTCCATATCGTATTTGATTTCATGGACTTTACCGTCCTTAATTTTTATTTTGGTCGTATCTTCAAGTTTGAATTCCCCTTCGGGTGCTGGTAGTTGTCCGTCGTCTGTTATGATAAAAACAGGCTCGCCGACTGTGAGACCTTTTTCGATGATAAGCTCACCTTTGTTGTCTTCCAGCTTATAGCTTTTGAACTTGTATAGACCAAGTAGTTTAGTTATTTTATTGAAAGCGTCTTGGTAATTCATTTTATTTCACTTAGAATATTTTTTATTTCTTGTATCAGCTCTGTATCTCTTCTGAACTTAGCTTTCTCCAAGAAGTAGCCTTGAACTGAAAACCCTTTGAGTGTCCCATTTTTTACTCTGTTCCACACATCATCGTTATTCACCTTCATGATTACCATCCAAGTTCCCTTAGGGTAGTTCATATTAAATACTTGCTGTTTGTCTTTTTGAGGGTCTTCGACTATCCAACTTTCTACAACATCCACATCTTTGAGATATTTCCTTGCGTGTTCTACATTCGTAGCGTCAAGGAGCTTATCTTTCATAAACTTTTGTTGTAGCTTAAGAATAGTATCAGAAGTAAAATATACATAGTATATCTCACCCGTGATTTCATTTCTACGGATAATCATCTTATCAGGTATCATAGCTGCTCCAACAACAAGTCTTTGTTCTGAGTTGAATACAGAAAAGGACATCTCTCCTCTTATAGACTTCAATTTTTCAGAAGCCCACTCTATACCTGTTGTTCCACCCCATCCAAGCCAAGATATATATCCAGAATCTTTCCAAGGCGTTTCTTTTAATTCGGCTTTCACTTCAGCATTTTTTCTATGTCTTTGGAAAGCACTCATGCGAGCAATAGTTTCTTCAGATATCTTTTCACCCTTACAAAGTTGGTTAGCTCTTATCCAACCAACTTGCGTCATACCCTTTACTTCATCACCATGCTCTTCTTTCCATCTGATAGCTTTACAAGCATTATTTCTGGCAGATTCTGGATAGTCATCGAACGACTTGAACTCTTCTTTCATCATTTCGATAGCCATCTTTTCAGGGACACAATTAGGAACTTCACGACCGTCTAAAGTCTTTGTACCTATCGCTTCATATCCAGGCCAGCAGGCATCTTCTAAGTCTTGAAACTCAACATAAGACTTTATCTTCTCAAGGTGAGCATCGATAAAAGAAGTATCATGGGTCATACCTACTTCTTCATCTATTTCTTCTATTAAGTCCTTAAAGTCTGCAACAAGTACCTCTGCCTGAATTAAGTCCTCAGGAGAGGAGCTACCTTTTTCAATAACCTCTTTTTCTATTCTAAAGATGTTATCTGCTATCTGTGCTGCACTTCTTACCATCCCTTCAGTATCGTCATCCATATTCATGGTGATTAAATGTTGGAAAAGTTCAATAGCTACAGGACAGATATCAAAGTTTTTTGTGATATAACCTAATACATTAACAGAACTCTCGTCAGCTGCTAATACAGGGTGTCTTTCTACCTCATCTGTTATTTGTTCCACATAAGGAGAAAGTCCTGATACATTTATATCCATCTTCTCTCTCGAGAAGCCTGTTCTTGGTGGGGTATTACCCGCATTTATTGTAGCTTGTGTTCTTGTATCTGGTCCTGGCATACCGTCATCGTCTAAGAGATTGGATGTACTATCAGCATCGTTTCTTATCTTACCTCTATTTCTATAGATAAGCTGTACCCACTTATGCTTGCAGTTATATGAACCTCTATATTGAAATATAGAATATCCGCTGGGGCCTATTGGATTAACACTTCTATTAGACATCTTGTCGATGTCCTCTATTCTGAATACCTTATTGGCTTGCATCATCTCACGACAAAACTCTCTCGAGTTAGCAGATATCCCACCCACATACTTGTATCTGAATCTTACAGATGGTGTGTCTTGAGCTGAGGGTGCATTTGGATTAGCCAAGATAGCGAACTCTTGATGACCTAACTCTCTTACTTCGTCAATATACCATCCCTCTTCTTCCAAAAGACCTTGAGGTTCACCATAAGCATTAAACATCTGAATAACAGCAGGTATTTCCTCGTCTGCTAAGACATACTTTTTTACCTCATTTTCTTCGTTGAAATACTCGAATGTTGCTTCGTGAGCGGGGTGCTCAACAAGGGCTATACCATCAAGACCTGCTTTGTCGTCTTCGTCTTCTATGATAAGCTCAATAATTTTTGGAACCATCTTACTAATAAATACTTAATTTTATGAAAATGTAAAACTTAAAGTGTAGAACGCATCTTTTGTACTCTATCGAATTGTTGTGTAGAGGTCATATCCGATGCTACAACATAAGTTTTGATAGGTTGAGACTGCTGTCCTGTGGTGAGAGCTTCTATTAAAGCACCATTTTGGTCTCTCATCGCTAAGTCTTGTGAAGATACCACTCCACCAAACTCAAAGCCTTTACCTCCACCAGCTTGGTTAATAGCTGATAACATAGGACGGAACATAGATGTTGAGCGAGCATTTATCACACTCTCCCCATTTGATAACATAGCAGGGATGCTATCTGATGTAGAAGTACCCGAGCCAAATACCATACCACCTGAAGCTAATTTTTCACTATATTCACCAGCATCAGATTTCTCTTGTTTCTTAAATAAAGCTCTTGCTTGCCCAAAGGCTGTACCGATAAGAGCAAGTGTTGAAGCTACTGCTACTATGTTTGTTGGAAAGCCTTTTTTCAAGTCTTTACCAAGACCTGCGATAGCCTCTGATAAAGCAAGTGCTGTATTAGCGAGTGAGGCGGCTTGTGAGACCTTTATCAGTATTTTTCCTGCTTTTGTCTCTTCACCAAAACCTTGTGCTGCAGCCATAGCTCCTTTAGCGACGGCATCCAAAGCTGTAGCTAATGCTTTTTTCTGTTCCGTAAGTCTTGTATCTAAAGCTAAAACCCCTTCCTGATATTTTTGGAGGTCTATTGTACCTTTCTTGAAGCCTTCCTCTAATTGAATACGAGCATCACCTATTTGTCTATAGACCGAGAAGAAAGATGAAGTAGCTCCTGATATTGCTGTATCTACACCCTCTAAGATATTTTTTACAAAGTCTGACCCTATAGCTGCTTTGGAAGCTTCCTTCGTTTTGTCTCCTACAAGCTTAGCATATCTTGCATACTTAACAAGAGCTTCCATCAAGGTGAGGTCTCCTGCTTTTACAGCTTCCATCAGTCCTTTTTTGTACTCTTCAAGTTTTTTCTTTTCCCCGTCCTTTATGATATTAAGCTGTTTCTCAAGTCCATCTTTAAGTCCATCTTCTTCTTCCTTCCTATATACCTCATCCAAGTTTTTCAGTCTCTCATTTCTTGCCTTAACAAGCTCTTCTTTCTTCTTATCATTTTCCGCTGTTTTGGTAAGATATGTTGCTTCAGCGTTATTTTTAGCTATTAGAGCTTGTTTGTATTCTTCTGAATCTTGACCGTAAAGAGCTTTCTTATTCTCAACATCTTTGGTAAGTCTCTGAAGGTCTCTTTGATAGTTGATGTCTAATTGTGTTTGTTGGTTTTCCAATAGGACAAGCTGGTCTGTTATTGTAGCTTTTCTTGCATTAGCAACAGCTTCTTCAGATGTCCTTAGGTCTTCGTTTAACTTTCTCAGCTTATCATCACCATCCATAAGTGTTTGGATACCACCCCTAATAGCTTTCTCTTGGTCTATTCTTCTCTGCTCAAGCTGAGCCTTGGATAACTTTCTATCTTTGTCCTCAAGCTCATTTTTTCTTTTGTAATAGTCTCTTAGTTGTTGTTCTATTCTCTTGTAGTAAGCAGCATCTTTTACCTCATTATTCTCTCTAAAGCTTGTGAGTAGTTTTATCTCAGCATCCAAGTTAGCTATCTGTTCCTGTCTTCTTTCCTTAGCTCTCTGTGTTGCTTCAGCTGCGGCAGCTTTAGCAGCTGCGGCTTCAGCTTGTTTGAGTGAATCAAGTTGAGCCTGTGTTTTCTTTCCTATTTTAGCTTCGTCAGCAGATATTTGTTCTATCTCCCCGAGACCACCATAGAGAGCATTTAATTTTTCTCTATTAAGTCCCTTAAGCTGACTTACACTATTGGCAAAGTTTTCTACCTCAGTAGCATTAGCTGTCTTCAGAGCTTCTATCTTATCTCTTGAAAGACCTAACTCAGTAGCTAACTCTATCGCTTGTGCTCTCGCTTTAGCTAAAGCTCTCTCTCTACCTTGTTTGGCTATGTCCCTCTCAAGCTTTTCAGCGTCCATGACCGCTTGTCTTCTTTCTGCGAATGACTTGGTATCATCTGCTGCTAACTCCCTTGCTTCAGCAAGTGCTCTGTTTGACTTTTGTTGAGCAAGTTCATAAGCAGCTTGACTATCTTCAAGTTGGTCGTAGGTATCAGCGACATAAGCAAGAGCATCCCCACTATCTTCTGCCCCACCCATAAGACTACCAAAAAAATTGGCTACCTTAGCAGCACCGATAGCTATACCCTCAAGTATCGCAGCTATTGGAGGTAAGACCACATTAGCTAACTTACCCATAACACCTGAGAAGATAGCTGTTATCTTATTCAGGGGGTCAAGTACGCCTTCCATTTCAGAAAGCTTAGCTATGACTTTAGCAGCAATAGCAACAAGAAGACCAATAGGAGATGCCTTCAATATCATATTGAAGTTTCCAAAAAACTTACCAGCACCTTGTACTGACTGACCTACTTGCCCAAAGATACCTGGTAGTCCTGATAGTTGGTCTAAAAAACCTTGATTTTTGGACTTAGCAGCATCGAATGCCCCTTCTGTTCTCTTTATCTCTTTTGATAGGTCTGCGAACTGCTGTGAGTTGAGGGGAGCTGAGTTTAGTTGTTTTCTTAGCTCACTAAGTCTGGTCTGAAAGCCGTCAAGACTATTGACCGTTTGTTCTACTTCCTGTCCTTCGACTTTTATCTTATAGGAGAATACTGTTTCTTTAGCCATATATTAAGAAATATCTTTTTTCCTTTTTTTATTAACAAGTACCATCTTCAGCTAAGATAGTTGGTGGGGTATTACAATCAAAGAAGACATCAAGGAAATCAAAGTATCCAGGACCAGAACCTGTTATATTCTGGCAAGTACATGTTCCATTACTATCACAGAAGGTTATTTTTTGTCCTGATACTCCAGCTGAATATGATACTCTAAAATCTACCGTACCTGTTATTGTCGAACATAGATTAGTACCATTACCAGGCTCATTAGGCATCACGCCCCCAATCACAGTAGTAGGACTACCATCTACATCGACACCAGTTATATCTACATCGAGTGAAGCGTTGGTGAGAATATCAATTTGGCAACAAGATATAGTTGAAGTCGGTGAGTAAGTCGGGGTGGCGGTATTAGTGGCAGTTGCTGTATTTGTTATAGTCGGAGTGAAAGATGGAGTATTTGTCTGTGTTGTTGTATTGGTCGGAGTGCTCGTCATAGTTTGAGTAATACTCGGAGTTGGGGTGATAGGACAACAATTACCACTGAAAGTTAAACTTGTTATAGTTCCAGCATCTACGGTAAATGAATTGATGTCTGCCCCACCTCCGAGACATTCTGAGGTCTGAATGAAAGGAACACCAGCGTCAACCCCTGCCGATTTAGCTCCACCTGTGCATTGTCTCCATCTAATAATTGTGGTTGTATCAGTTATTGCAGTAAATGCTGCAGCACAATTTTCACAGAATGGAGTTGTCGTTGGGGTGATTGTTGGCGTTCTCGTGATAGTCGGAGTGTTTGTAGTTGTGGTTTGAGGTGTCCTTGTCGGAGTGCTCGTGTTGGTAGGACTAATTACTGGTGTCCTTGTCGGAGTGTTTGTAGTTGTATTAGTTGGCGTCATCGTCGGAGTCCTTGTGGGAGTTTCAGGTATTGTTCTTGTCGGAGTCATCGTCGGAGTCCTTGTCGGAGTTCCGGTGGAGGTCATAGTCGGAGTGTTCGTAGGACAATTAGTCAACGAAGGAGTAATCGTGGGTGAATTACTTGGTGTATTAGATGGGGTTTGTGATACTGATATTCTCATAAATAATTCTATCTAATTTATAGTGGTATGCAGCTTCCACCAGAACAAATATATATTCCAAGTATTTCACCTGTTCCATCTATGTCTGCTATAAGGAAAGGCCCAGTATTAGTATCTGTTGAGATATTCGAGTATGCTATATAGCCACTCTGTCCTGCGTATCCGTAAATAAAATCCCCTATTGTAAGACCAGCATAGTTTTGAGTTGCACAATTTGTAGTCTGTATCAAGTAATTATCATTACAATAATCACTACAAGTTGCCCTAACTGCTCCGTGTGTATAAATTGTATAAGGACAGTCAGTAGTAGATGTGGGCGTCATCGATGGGGTAAGAGGTATGGTGGATGTATTGGTTGGCGTCATCGTTATAGTTGGGGTTATCGTCGGTGAAGCAGTTACGGTTGGAGTTATTAGTATGGGGTCGCAATCAACAGCAAACCCATTACTATCAACCTTTATGATATTAGACGCTAATACCCCATCGTAAGATTGAAAATCACCACCGATAAAAATATAACCATTATCAATAGTATTTCCCGTTATCATATAAATGTGTTGTATAAGGTCATTTGGGACAGGTTCAAATACCCCATCATTCCAAGAAGTATCCAAAGAACCATTATTGTTTAATCTTATAACCTGATTTACAGGTGTTCCATTCCAAGAGGTAAAGAAACCACTTATGATATACTTTGAACCTTGTAGTTCAACCTCGAAAATATAGTTGTTAGAACCAGTACCAGCTCCGTTGAAAGTTGCGTCTTCCGTTCCATTAGCATTTATTCTTCTTATATCCCTTAATGTTGCTACGCCTCCGTTATATGTTGAAAAATCACCAACAATAATCAACTTTCCATCAGGTTGAACTTGAAAGTCAGCTACGTTGTTATTCACACCGACACCTGATGTATTGAAGGGGTCAGCAGCGGCATAAGTACCATTAGCATTTAATTTAACAATACCTCTTCTACCAAGATGAGTAAAATTACCACAGAGGTATAAAGTCCCGTCGGGGTTGATATAAACTTTGGAAGCTAAAGTACCTGAACCAGGTATTTCATTATTACTAAATGTTCCATCCAAAGAACCATCTGTGTTTAATCTGAAAAGAACACCAACAGATGTTCCACTATAGAAATTATTACCAGTTCCACAAACTAAAATCTTACCGTCAGATTGAACTAAAGCATAGAATAATTGTCTTGTTGAACCAGTCCCGACGATAAATGAAGTATCTAATGTTCCATCATAATTGATACGAGTAATTCTATTTCTTGATACTCCACTATATTGAGTATAATTACCTACCACAACATATTTTCCATCAGGTTGTTGTGCAAACTCTACTGTATTACCAACCCCTATAGGAGTAAAACCATTTCCAGGATTAAAGCTTGTATCAACTTGGCCGTCTGTAAAAGAACGAACCATAGTTGTTCTCGCTACTCCGTTGAAAGATGTAAACATTCCCAATACCATAATTTTACTTGGGTCAAAAACATCTTGTAAAATGGTATCAACATAGTTATTAGCGCCTACCCCTGAAAAACAAATACCAGGACACTGTGTTAATGTCGGAGTCAAAGATGGAGTTAAAGATGATGTTATACTCGGGGTTGGAGTATTCGATGCTGTCTGACTGGGTGTTGGAGGAAAAGGCATGTTAATAATTTTGTTGAACTATATCAAAAGCGGTTCTACCCGTACAATTGCAGTTATCATATACAGCTACACCCGATGAAGTGTATCCACTACCTATAAATACTTGTTCGTAGTCATAATTTCCATTAGGTGTTCCTTCAACTACTTGGAAACAACCTATTGAAGTATATGCTGTCGTAGCACCCGTGAAGATATTCACATAGTTTCCAACATAAGCATACATATTGTAGTTTAAGTCAGAAGTAGTGTGATAGTCAGTTCCACCTGTGCAGCTTATTAAGTCGAAGTATTTTACGGGGTGTGGTGTATAGTCTTTTGTAAGTTTTATCAGCTCGATATTACATAGACTTGGTTCAGTCAAATTATATCCACTTATCTTATTTATTCTCCAATAAGAGTTCCTGATGAGTATCTTTTCATTAAACTCGAGGTCGGCTATTTCGTATGGGGTTAGATATATCTTAGCCTGTAATAGTTTGTTCTCAGGTGATATAATATCTGATACATAGTCATAGTAGTAGATATCATATAAGTCCTGTTGAGAAGGAAAGTCAAATTCATCAGGGTCATAGTTATCTGAAGACTTCCAATTGATATAGTGAGAAAAGCCTGTATATGAGAAAGGGTAGGTCGTAAATCTGTTATTGGAAGTCCATCTATCGAAAGATGTTATATTCTGTTGTCTATACTGTGCAGCATACCATATAGAAAGTGGGGTAGCTCCGCTTTGTTGAGTATCCCCGTAGTTATCATTTGGTAGTGTTGCTCCTCTAAATATCATCTTTGGTAAGTTCTTGATAGGCTTAAAAGTCTGATAAGTAAGACCACTCAAATTAACAACTCCAATAGAAGATAAGTTTGGTTGTGTTATCTGGCTTATTTGATTAGCATTTACCGTCAAGTCAATACAAGGTGAGAAGAGTGAATCGAATACTATTGACTGGTCTTTATAATCTTGGTTAAGTTGTACTATATCAGTACCGAATGTCCTATTGTTCTTTGTTCTAAACTGCTGATTGGTATAGTCTTGGTCTTCTCTCAAGTTATAGCTAAGACTACCATTAAGAATATTGGTCGTAGGAAAAATATTCATAGGTGAATCCCAGTCTATTTGAGCAGTCCAATCAAGCACTCTTCCTTTACCGATATAGTCAATAACAGGCTCAATAACTATTGTATTAGGCTTTGTCTTATGAGGAACACAGACAAGGTTAAAAGCTTTATTTACTGAAGTGATAAAGTCTATTTGTTTGTATTCGGTATTGGTAAATTCAAGCGCATAGTCTATAGTGGTACCTGTTGTTAGAAATGGTATAACTGATTCGAAGGTCAAAGTTATTGAATTAACCTTGAAAGACCCTCTACCCCTAATATAAAGTTCATAAGGGTTGATAGCAGATGTTATGTTAATAATTGCGGGGTCTGAGGTAAATACTCTATTTATTGGAGCACCTGTTAAGTTTTCTATTCTCCAAGCACCAAATTGTCCCGATATATCTGCACTACTTACAGAACATGTAGCGGATACTGTTATGTTCCAAGAAACACTTACTCTATATTGACCTAAAAGATTTGTTGGAAAAACAATACTTCTTCCACTCGTACTTAAATTAAAATTATTACATGTTATACCACTACCAGGGTTTAAGTTAGTGAAAGTAGATGGAGAACAAGTATTCACGGTATATCCACTATTAGTAAAGTTATAGCATAGTCTCGTACCATTAACATTATAGATGCTGTCTTGGAATTTCAGAGGTAGGTAAAGCTTCTCAAAATAATTGGTATTAAAGAAAGAAGATTCCACCTGATATCCGGCTTCGGAAAAGATAGTTTTGTAAAGTTCCTTTATCTGTATAGATGGCTTGAAATAAAAGTCATTAACAGGAGACTTGGTAGCTCCTGTGTAGTCAAAAAAGTTTGGATTAGTACCCCCTGTGAAATTAAGTCCTTGTGAGCTAAACTCTACAAGTGGAGTAAGAGTATAATCTATTTGTGTTTGTGAGTTAGCAGAATACTCATATCCAATATTAAAAACACTCCAATAAGTTTTACCATTTTGATATGAGTAGTTCGTTGTGGAGGTCAGAGGAAATAAGTTAGGGTCAAGTGTGCTTTGTTTGATAACATCGAAAGACCAGGGATGTGAAAGTGATGATAGGTCTAATTGATAAAGAAACTTATCTGATATCTGAGACACAACATCTCCGATACCATTATAGAAAGTGATATTGTAAGTCTTTTGTTCTTTAACAACATTTACAGAGTTAAGACGGATATATCCACTTTGGATGATATACCCATTATATAAAAGCTGAGCCTCGAACTTTTTGGTAGGGGTAAAGTTAAGAGGTATCTGATTTAAGTCAAAGAAATAATTGAATACATAATTGTTGTTATTTGAGCCAGGAACATTAAACTCCTTTGAGTAAGAGCTGTTCTTCTTTGTGATGTCTTGTATCTCTGCGTAAGAGATATCCATAGTGAGACTGTCTGTTCCAAATAATTCTATATACTCCGTATTTCCTGCTACTTGGCAGCTGATTTGTAAGTTCATTATCCCTGTGTTCTTTGTCTCTTAAACCCTGCGTATTGTAAGGTCATTTTATATTGATAAAGTTTTTGATATTGTTTCTTTAGAACAATAAAGTCTTTGTCTTCTATGACTACTGGTATTAAGTTCTGATAAAGTCTTATCTCTTCCAAACATGACTGGCAAGTGTTATCTTGTATCACAGTCCCGTCTATAATATATACCTCAGGAGACATAAAAATCTCCTGCATGATTTGTGTATCATTCTGGTCTAAATACCAAGTCTCACATTCCCACTTCAAGTCAAGGTCTTGCTCGTATATTCTGGTACCTCTTTGATATGACCCTATGTCGTAGAATGCTTTATTTAGGGAGACCTCTTGTCTATAAGACGGTCTTGAGATGTTATACTTCCTTACCTGTTTTCCACCAAATGTGAAAGTATCCCACATGCCTCTCCCGTTTAAAAAAAGCACATGGATAGGGGGCTTATTTATGCAGCTTCTATCTTGCATATAAAACTCTAAGACCTCTGTTGTTCTTGATGAAAAGTTAAGTCTGTTATTTCTATCACTATTATATGTCGTACCATAGAAGCATACTTTCTTTGAGTTCGTAGGTATAGCATTCAAGGTATTACCTGATGTGTTGTTATATGGTAAGTAAAATACCCCCATCTTAAACACAGAGTTTGTATCTTCATTAGTAGATGGTAAAGATGTGGAGCTTCTATTAGCTATTTCACCTGAATAAGTATAAGGGTCAGATGTGGTAAGTGCTCCTCTTACTGCTATTGAATAGATGTCGTTCGTAAAGTAGTCGTTCTTACCATTCAAGAAAGACACTATGATAGGACAGTCGGGGTGATGACTTCTTCTTCTTACTCTTGTATCTACATAGTCAGGCTGACTTATGATATCATAATACCATGTTCCAGCCGCATTAAGAAACTCTCTGGGGCCACAGTCAGCAATATCATTATTACAAGACCACTGAGTATTTGTATCACCTGACTGATAGACATGACGGAAGAGGTCGTAGTATAAGTGATTTTTGTTATTTTGAGCAAACCAATTAGCTCCTTGAGCATCTATGGTAGCTGCAGACAAGAAAGGTGCTGGTATAATTTTGTTATCCACACCAGGAAATATTACTACAGGGTTGGGGTTCCAAGCTGCGTTGAAATCTACCTCTTCTACTGTCGATGACCCTGAGGTATAAGTGTATCCAAATACAGCTTTATATTCTGATACATGCCACATCTGATTAAGTGAAGCATTAGGTGTTCCTCCCGCCCATAAGTTAGACCCATTATATTCTATTGTTCTTTGAGCATCTGCTAAAGTGATAATTTTATTCACATCTGATGCATAGTTCAGATATGGGTATGTATCACCTGTAAAGCGTGGGTTGGCTGTTAAGAAAGTCCTTACTATTTCTTCCAAATCAACAATAGCATTACCATAGATATTTGGACGAGCCTTAAGCCTACATGCTCTATTGTCTGTTGTTGCTGAAGACCAATTAAGTAAGTTGCCCTTGAAATAGACATCCACGACATATTGAAAGTCAGTAAGGGTATATGCCGAGCTTGAAACATTAAACACATGATTAGTGTTTGATGGGGTTATCTGAAGTGGTTGTTGTAAAACCTGTAAAACTATACTCATCTTTTTTTAGCTTTGTTGTATGAGACTATTGAAATAATTTTCGTAGTCTGTATTTAGAGCTTCTCCTATTTTTTGGTCGAACTCTTTAGACACCCTATTCTCTGTATTATCAACAAAGAAAGTTGGTGCGATTCCGAACTTTTTTATATTTGTATTTATACCCCATGCGAAGCTTTCATTTGTGATGAACCTTCCCTTCTTATCTCTACCTCTAAGACCTTTTGTTCTTATCCAAGATAAGATGGAATCTAAAGGAGCATACTTACCAGGCTTTCTTCCATCATTCACATACTTCCAATACTCAAGCATCTCTACCTTCACAGTCTTAGACGAAGGTTCATATTCAACACTTATACTATCAAGTAAAGCACCTGAAGCTACCTTTGGTGCCATCCCATATACCGTACCTTTACCAGTAAAGCCTGGTGCATACTTGTATTGAAATAACAAAGAGACCTTAAGAGCTCTTGTAAGCTCATTAGTCATCTCAGTCATAGCTGCATCAAAGTTCGGTGTAGGTATGCTCATTAGTCAGAGTTATTATCACACGGAGGAAAGTCCGCATAAGGTGCGATACATCTATCTATCGCATCTGGTATCTTTAATTTTATTCTGGCAGTCCATCCCGACACATAGTCATCATACTTCTCAGAGAAGGGGGTGAAATCTACAGGGTAGTCTAAGTCCCATGTGCAGTAGCAAGCATCAAGTGAATACTTTAATTGAGCTACCACATCTTTGAGAATATCTAAGGTATCACTCCACACATCCACTTCAATATCAAAGTTCTTTGTGTTTAGAATATCCATCATCAAGATGTTGAAGGTATATACTGTCTGTCTTCCGTCTGTTGTTGCGAGCTCAGGTATCACGAACATCAAGGGATAGTATGACCCCAAGTTTTGTTCCGTGTTATCTATTTTTAATCTTTCTTCAGTATAGTAAATAAGCTGATTGATATCACCTATACCATATCCCTGTATCTGTTCGTGATACTCCGATAGTTGTCGCAGAAGTGTGGTAATCTTCTTAAAGTTGTAAGACCCTAATGGATATTGGCTCATAATATAGCTTTTATTTGTTGTTGAGCTTTTCTATGTTGCTTCATTTTTATTTCGTTCAAGTCCTTCATATAAGTTAAATAGTTTAATACGAAGGTTAGTGGGTATTTCGGGATTTCCCCAAAAAGTGAAATGTTTTCATTAGCCAAAGACGCAAGGACACCAAACCATCCCCAATACTTTTGGAAATTCTCTTCATCACTTTCTTTATACTCTTCATCATCTTCAGGCTTTTCGACATCACCAAAAAGCTTAGTGAAGGTCTTTGTAATATTTGTTCTAAACGCAAAAAAAAACTCATACTACCATGAACGTACATGACGGGGAGTTGCTTGAATATTTCAGCTCTCTCACCGACTTTTCCACTATCATAAGGTACAAGCTTATTGTCTTCACCGACCTCTCTATAGAATACAGCCATCAAGGTATGCAGAGCACTTTTTCTTTCGTGTTCGTCTTTTGATAGTAAGGTATCAATATCGATGAACTCTCCAAAAGAGAGGTTAGGTAGGTCTAAGAAACGATACTTTACACCCTTGAATACGAACTCATTATGGAAGTCTGTACTCTGTGTTATTAGGTGTTCTGTTAAGAAAGACCCTATGTTTAATATGTCGAACCAATCAGCTTTACGAACATCATTTTCAGGTAGTCCTGTCGATTCCGATATTAGCTTTACAAGGAAGTCTTTTTCTTCAAGTAGCTCTTTCCAAGCTATTAGTCTTCCCCACATTTCTATGGTGGGGACTTTTACTTCATAGTCTTTACCTTGATACTCTATGGATATGTTTTTCATCTACTAATAAATATCTTTTCTGTAATTTTTATTCACAACTTATCTTAGAACATAAGTCCCATAAGATGCTCTTTTCTTGAAGCCATGATGTGCTAAAGCAAGTGATATAACACAGTCGTCGTGAAAGCCAGATGGAGCCCCGTACTTCACTCTCCTTGTCTTTGGAGAATACTCATAAGTGAATACTGATAGCTCTTTATATAAGTCAGCATTCAAGTCCTTGTTTGGTAGTATCATCTTCCCTTCGTTCATAGACATAATAAGCTCTTCTATCATATTCTGCTTTGTGTCGTTATTTGTTATGAAAGGTTGTATCGATGAATACTTCTTCTTCAGACTTTCATATAAGACATCCCCGACATTATTCACCTCAGCATAACATACTGGCTTCCACTTCTTTAATTTTACTTCGAGCTCAGAAAGTATCAAGTCCCACGACTTTTGTCTTTGTCTATAGAAATCTACCATCTGTCCTTCAGAGTTTAATATTGTTAAGACCGTGTAGTCATTTTGTCTTCCAAAGTCTATACCAGCATAATACTTGGTATTTGTCTGAAGTGAGGGATATGCGGATAGGTGGCAGCTCTCAGATAGATTTGAGAATACTTCACCACCGTCATCGATGAAAGCAGCTAATATCTCTTGTCGATAGATGTTATCAGGTAGAGAAAGCTTAGCTTCATCAAGCTCTTCTTGTGTAATATATGGGGTGTCGTAAGATGTCGCATGATAAGTCTGATACTGTGGATAGTCATCACTATATCCCCTGTTAGCTATTTCGTAAAACCAATTCTTGCCTTTAGGTGTTGAGATAAATAAGACCTTCTTACCTTTGACTAATACTGTTGGTCTTAATACTGTTTTCCATACAGCTTCTTTTTGGTAAGCTGCTTCATCCATCACCAAGTAGTCAAGAGTATATCCACGAAGACTATCTTCTCTTTCCCCCGACCTGAAGTAGATAATAGACCCATTAATGAAAGTGATGAAAAGCTCCGATTTATTTATTGAAAGTGTTAGCCCACTCTCTGCGATAGCTGTTATGAGTTCAGAAAAGACCTTTTTTGACTGAGAATATACAGGAGCAACAAACATGGATACTGACCCATTATCTTCCAAAGCCCACTTCAATAAGATATTCATAGCAAGGAAAGTCTTACCGAACTGACGACCAGTAGAGCATATAATATATTTTGTCTCATTATCAAGACATAAATCTACTACCTTTTTCTGTGATGTGTGGGGTGTGAACCCTTCAACCTCAATTAAAGTTTCCGTCATATTTGTATAGTGTATCGTATTGTAATCTCTCAACTATGAAATAACCATAGGACTCCATTAGAGAATCGAACTCCTCCAAATTTAATTCGTTGTCGAAACTCTTTGTATCATAGTGAGCCGTCTCACAGAATATTAGCTTAGGTCTGTATTTCCCAAGTGATTCTATAATCTTATATTCTGCTCCTTCTACATCCATAAAAACAAAATCTACTTTTTCTATTTTGTGTGTATCACAAAAGTAGTCAAATCTAATTGAAGGTATTTGTATGCCTTCAAGGTCAAAAGAGACTGGATGGTTTACACCTTCATTCGTATTTGGTTTTACAAGGGGTTTCATAATTGACCCTGCATATTTCCATTCGATGTTTCTTTCTGTTTCCACTAAACTTGGATAGAAGGTTTCATAACCATTCTTATCCGACATTGCATAATTGAAGGTTTCTATACCTACAGTCTCCGCTCTCTTATGATGTCTAAAGTAATTCTCGGGGTCAGCTTCTATTGCTAATACCCTCGCTTGTGGATAACGATTAAGTAAATCTATTGAGTCGTGAAAATCACAAGCTCCAATATCAAAAATTGTTTTTACATCAAGTTTTGATAATTCATTATAGAGTTGTCCCCTCATCAGTTTCTATTTTTAATCCTTGTTGTTCTTTTATGTATCGTTCTTGAGCTTCTAAAAATATCTTTTTTTTGAGATGGGTGATTTGTTCCATCACCTCTCTTCTCTTTTTAATTCTTTTGTTGTGAGCCTTACGGCCTCCTCTTACTTTACTTCTTGGCATAGTTATTCTTTTCAAATTTCCATTTATATCCTAATTTATTTATACATCCATTTAATCTTATCATTGCTCCATCAACCCTTAAACTTTCTGTATCTACATTATATTTTTTTGATACTTCGCTCCAGTATTGATAAACCCCAACTAAATTATCGTTTAAATCATATTGAAATATTCTTGGATGCATAATTTTCCAAATGAAACCTCCACGACTATCAAACTTTGTTCTATTGTATGTTCTCATTATATCCCCATCCTGAACTCCTGTTGCTTTGGATGCTTCTGCTCTATTCTTGTAATCAGCTATGTAGTTTCCATCAAGGTCGTATTGAACTACTCTATATGTTTCTAATTCTTCACCTGATATTCTCTTGTTTCCAAATTCACAATACTTGGGGTTGAGTTCATAACCTATGAATGTTCTATTTAATTCCTTACACGCAAGTCCTGTTGTTCCAATACCTGCAAATACATCTAATACTTTATCCCCCTCATCTGTGAGTAAGTTGATAAAATATCTTGGTAGTTCTTTGTGGAATGGTGCGGGGTGTTTGATTGAGTTATCTCTTGCTGCCCCTGCTGTTGAAAATCTAAATACATTATCAGGTCTTACTTTATCAGGAAAAATTCTATCCACAAACTCATCACAACTTGACCCTTCACTATCTACTTGTTTGTTTGTCTTACGTATTTTAACTCGCTTACCATCTATATTTTTTTCGTGTCCTAATGGTATATCATTCTCAAATCTTTTATTATATGTCTGTGTTGGTTCTTCCAACACCCTATCCATATAAAACTTTAACTCCTTTTGGTTCTTCACAAAATGAAATATGAACTCTGTTGTATTTCTAAATCTTTTTGTACTACCATTTGGTATCCCATTTCTTTTGTGCCAAATATATGTATCGTAAAACTTAAGCTTTGTCTCCTTCTGTGAGCGATATATTAACTCATAAATAAAGGGATTTCTATACCCACCCTTACAAGTATCGTTTATGTTTAATATGAAACTACCACTCGGCTTGAGTACCCTATGAATATCCTTGAAAAGAGGTAGTAGCCATTCGACATACTCATTAGGTTTATGTATCGAGATGTTTTTACCATAATTCACAATATCTGCGTATGGTGGCGATGTGATAATTAAATCAACACTATCATCATGTAAGGTTTTTATTAAGTCAAAGCAGTCCCCTTCTAATATCATCTTGCTCCTTGTCTTTTTTTGTATGTAGAATTGCTATTGTGTTTATTGTATGACTTGACTCTTTTACCTTTCTTTCTCTTACCAAAGGTCTTCTTAAATGAGTTAGTTGTCCCCTTCTTCATTACCAAACTTTAATTTAATAACTTTATTTGTGATGTTGAGTTCTTGTTCCAACTTTTCTTTTGGCTTACCATATACTCTTGTTAATAAAGTCTCAACACTATCAAGCTTACCTTTCTCCATAGACTTTCTAAGTGCTTGTGCTATTGTCTTTTCTAATACCGTAGCCTTGGGGTTGTCCCATATCTTTTTCAAGGTCTCAATATCTAAGTGAAGCATCTGTTGGATGGTATCATTTATTTCTGATAGTTTGTACCCTTGTCCTTTCAATATTGTATGCATCTTTTTTGGTCTGCCATTAGGGTTTCCACTCTCACCTTTCTCGAACTGCATCATAGTCCCCCCTTTGTCGTTCAATACCTTTTTCATTTTGTTATTATTTTGTTTTTGAGCGGTGAGGTCAGATTCGAACTGCCCCCTTCTGACTGGAAGTCAGACGCACTACCACTATGCTACCACCGCTTGTCTTTGTTCTATTGTTATTCTTTCACCTTTATACATACCAGCTCCAATCTTGTCTATTTGTGAGAAAGGTAGTATTGGTGTATTTAGTCTTTCTTTAGCCTTTGGGTTCAAGAAGTATATGTACTTCAACTGAAAGCCTGGTATAGGCTCAGCTCCAATACTTCTTAGGAACTTGATAGCAGGCCATGACCTTTTCTCTCCCACCTTTCCATATTGTTTTGTTTGGTCGTTCTTTGAGTTCGGGGAGAAAGAAGCTGAGAACACCAAAGAACATAATACCTTACCATCTGGCATAAGCCACATAGAGTTGTTCTTCTTTATGTCTATTAGATGAAAGCCAGATGCTCTATAGATACTACCATCCCCGCACTGAGCTCCATCAGCATAAGATACTACCCACTCCAAGTGAGGTGCTTGTTTCTTCAACATTCTCATCATGATGGATATTGCTCTACTCTCACTATTTCTTGGAAGGACATCATCGAAAGCTATTCTTGATATCTCACAGAAGCCATTCCACTCCGTATCTTCTACGAGTAATATTGATGCATGTTTTTGTATGCTGGGGCCGAGTTGTATTGCTCCATGTAGTCTGTTATCTAAAAAGACACCAAAGTGTAAAAAACTTCTCGGGTCTATCTTACCACTATAATGATGTTTTCTCACAAAGTCATCAGCCAGCTTCTTTGGTATGACCTTTACGACTATTTCTTTAGCTCTACCCATTCTGATACTATTAAGTATAGTGCATTTCCATTTGAGTTTATGTTTCCAAAGGTCTCACAGTATTTGTATGCGTCTGTACCTTTTATGTCCTTCAGAGCTTCTTTTATCACTTGTTCTTGTTCGTCTGCTACTGTGAAGGTCATCTGTCTTATTGGCTGTCTATCTCCATCGGGGATACTAAAGTCTTCACCAAAAGCTTCTGGTGTTATGTTGAACTCAGGGAGGTCAAGTCCCCACTCTTCAAGCTGTACTGTGTCCCATTCTTGTAAAAGTACATCCAAGTCCCAGTCTCCATATCCGACATTATCTTTGATGATGAACTCTCTTTGTTGTTCTTCTGTAAGTTCATCTGCTATGAGTACTGGTATTTCTTTTAGACCAGCATCTTTACATGCTTTAAGTCTCATATTTCCACCGAGTACGACCATATCATTATTTACCACTATTGGTCTTATACTTAGCATTTCAGGAAAGTCTTGTATTGACTTAACAAGCTTCTTAAACTGCTCATCCCTGACTACTCTTGGGTTTTCAGGGTTAAGTTTTATATCTTTGATGGGGTATTTCTTTATATTCATGAGTAAAGTCTTGAATAAGCATTTTTAAGGTTCTTCAATACTATCACATGGCACTTGCCACATCCGTATCTCTTATTATCATTTAAGACCCTATTGTGTAAGTTTATTAACCACTTCATATCTACGGAGCCTATGTTGAACTTATCCACCAAAGTCATAGCTCTATCCATCTCCTCTTTTGTATAAGGAGGTAGAGATAAAGACACACTCTTCGATTCTTTACAATTATCACAAGGTTCCTTTTCCTTATCCGTGAATACCAACTCTTCGTTCTTTGAGGTATCTTTCGATTGCTTTTGTTTGACTTGTCTCTGCTTCTTTACCGTAGTCATAGTTCCATCTTTTTTTATTTCTTATGGCACAGATGTGTTTTCTTGATACTCCAAATATCTCAGCTATTTCTCTATCGAATAGTTGAGTGGTAGCACATAGATGTTTTATCATCTCCACATCTTCCTTATCTAACTTTATCTTGCCCATCTTTATATTGTCTCCATTTTATTTTTATCAGAGCTTTTACTTCCTTTATGGTATCTTTGAGAGCATATCTTGGTATAAAAGTTTGTTTGTGTATTCTCTCTATGAAGCCGTTGTTCTTTATCCATAAGTCAAAGATACCCTTATTATACCAAAAGTCAGGGTTATTTTTCAACTCTTCTTCTAAAGTTTCTTTGACCCACTCCATACTTGGTTGTTCTTCATAAATAGTATCTACCAGCTCAAAGGTCTGCTGTAGTTCCACAAAGTTGAACTTTTTATACTTTCTCTTAAAGCCAGAGCTGTTTGAGTAGTATTGATTTTGTATCGCTCTCACCAAAAAGTATTTCTGTTCTTGAGGAGAGAGCTCCAAATACTTCTTGTT